GTAATATACGGACTTGACGAGGATGGGCATACCGGAGACTGGAAAATTAGTGTTGCCCAGAATTACTACAATAAAACATTTACAAATGAAAACACCGGTACAAAAGCTGATTAATAAGTACAACATAGAAATCAGCGACGATGAGTTAGCCAAGCTGATTAAAGATGAGATGCACCACATCTCTTCAGCATGGACAGATGGATTCAATACCGGCATGATTGAAGTAGCAATGAAAACTTTGAACTTCCATAATTGGAGGGCATTTTATGAAGAAAAATATAACAATGGAAAGTAACACACTTAGAGTAGAAATCGTTAAGCAAATTTTAAAAAAGATTGAAGAAGCTTATTCAATGGCAATAGAACTTGGGGTTGATTGCGGAGTAGTTTCAAGGATTAATAGCACAGCAAATGTAATAGAACCATACTTTATTGTTGACTTGGTGCAAAGAAAGTTAGGAGTAGAAATTTCATGGAAGAATAGAAAGAACAATGTAGTAGAGGCAAGGCAAGTTGCTGTGTATTTACTGCATAAGTTTTCAAGGCTTTCTCTTCAGAGGATTGCGCAGTACGTTAATGTCGCAGACCATTCTGGAGTTATATACCATCTCAATAAGATTAACGGACATCTTAAGTATGATGAAAGGTTGCAGGTTCTAATAGCAGCATTTGAAAAAGACATTGCAGATTTTTACGAGCAAAAAAATACTAATGAAAGTAACCCTATTTAAATCATTTAAAGATGTTGAAAACCCATACTACCTTGAATTGCCAACAATACTTAGTGGCATTAAAGATGGTAGGCAGAAGGAATTAATAGACAAAATACGGGCTGAGTCGGATGAATCCCGAATTAGGGACTTAAAAATGACATTGCCTTGCGTTCTGTTTGCTGGTAGGTTTGACATCCAAGTTATAAGGGAAAGGGAAGACGGAAGTTATTACAAATCCTATAGGACTGATGATTCACTTTCGCAGCACTCAAAGCTTTTACCTTTTGACATTGATGATGTAGACATCCAAAAGTACAAGGCAGAGGCGCATAAAGACCCGTACATTTATGCTATGTGGACATCCCCGTCAGGTACCGGCCTGCATGGATTGATTAAGATTGCTGATGGGAATAGGCATGACGAACACTATACGGCCCTACTAAAACGTTACCCCGTATTTGACCCGACTGCAAGAAACCCGTCAAGAGTTCTGTTCTTCAGCTACGACCCAGACATTTACATAAACGAGAACTCTCAGACTTTCTTTGAATTGACTGAAAAGGCAGTTACGCAAGGCGTTACCATGACTTCTGGATTCACGGACTACAAAAGACTTGGAGTAGCTGCTAAGATGATTAGAGTGGCTGAACAAGGCGGAAGGCATAACTCAGTAATCAAATCAGCATACCTTGTAGGTGGACTTATTTCTGGAGGCATTGTAGAGGAGTATATTGGAACGATGGTTCTGGAGTATGAGGTAATGCAGAAGTTTGAACATGACGAGCAGGAGACGGAACTAAAGGCCGTTAGAGATGGCATTAAGGCTGGAAGGTATATGCCCATCAGCGACATTGATAGGTACGAGCAGGAAGTTTGGCATGAGGTAGGCGCTATTGAGGATGAACTTTCTTTTCTTTCAAACAACAGAAGTGATGAAGAGTTCATTAGGAAGTACAGGGCAGGCCTAATTCCGATGGGTAAGCCTTTTGGGTATGAAGACATGGACAAGCATTTACTACTCAATGAAGGGCAGTTCTATGCGATTCTAAGCCATACTTCTACTGGTAAGACGCAGGTTACTTTGTGGCTTATATTCCTTTCAGCGCTGAAGTATGACTGGTGTTGGGTAGTTTATACGGGAGAGAATAAGGTAGCATCCGTTAAGATGAGGTTTGTAGAGTTTTACATAGGCGCAAAGATTAAGGATTGCCCAGAAGACTTCTTTCAGCAGGCTATTAAGTGGGTTAATGACAGAATTTTTTTCATTAACAATGACAAGATGCATGATTATGAGGAGATTTTGGAATACGCTGAGTCCGTTTCTAAGTTCCATGCCGTTAAAGGACTGCTGATTGACCCAGTAAACTCCCTAAAAATGAGTGGTAAGGCATCTAAATACGAGCATGAAATGGAAATGTACACCAATATGCTTCTGTTTACCAAGAGGACGAACATAACTGTACTACTTTCTGTACACACAAGAAGCGAAAGCCAAAGGCAAAGGGACAAGGACGGTAATCAGCCAATGCCATACCCTGCTGATGCTGATGGAGGTGCAGTTCTGGTGAATAAGACTGACATATTCATTGTAATGAATAGAAATACTCAAGACCCAGAAAGCTGGATGATTAACGAGCTGAAGATTGTCAAGCATAGGACAGCAGAGTTCACCGGAGGTGGAGTTACCAAGAACGGAGAATCCATTAGGATTAAGATGAACAATGGGGTGGAGTTTACGGATGAGTATGGGCACCTTCCTTTTGAGAGAGACTACCTAAAGATGGACAGAAAGCTTATTGACAAGGAAAGGGAAGAGGATTTAGACATAGAAGATTCATCATTTTAAACTTAAAGTATGACGGAAAGCCAAAGAGAGAACTTATTCATGGTTTATGTAAGCGCCTGCAATGGTGCTATGTACGCTGATGATTTGGTTATGGACGAGAGAATAGACAAGTATGTTAGGCAGAACATAGCAGCTATTGCTAATAAGTTCCATTGGATTATGAAAGCCATGCAGCTGAAGACTGACAGCTCAATACTTAAGACTATTGACACACTTAGGTACGACGAGGTACTTAGGCTGATGATGAGTTTAGAAAGAGATGAGCAAGACGAGCTTGAATTAATCATTAAAAAGTTTGTAGATGGGCTGGATAAAGTGTAAAAACTGCAAGAAACTATTCACCCAGACTATTTACAAGGGTAAAAAATCTATTCCTTTATGCCCATATTGCGGAACAAAAAACTAATTTTATGTACACAGAAGACAGCATTGGAGACGGGAAGAGAGATTACCTGCATGACTTTTTAGACAGAACTACTTATGATGACGAAAGAAAACGAACTTTGCATTTTATAATAGATGAGCTAAGGCATATGCACCAATATGAATACGTAATTAAAAAGCTGGAAATGAATGAAATACAAGACAAGGATAGGATTTCTCTTGGATTAAACTATTCCCAATCAGATATTAAAAAACGATTAAAATAATCACATGGACATAACGATGTGTTTCGGTGGGGTGTGCCCCATAAAAGAAAGCTGCTATAGGTTTACGGCAGAACCTAATGAGTTCCGGCAGGCATACTTTTCTACTCCACCTTTTGAAAATAGTACCTGCAAAATGTACTGGGGAGAGGCTTCTGAATCTATTTTTAATCAGCTAAAAGACATAATGAATGACGATAGTGACGCACAGCATAACGGAGTACATAACGAAGAATCAGCAGAGGAAGAACGCAAGGTGGAAGATTGCTGATGGTGCGTGGAGTTTTGAGGTTGTAAGTGGAGTATGGGGAAGTGTTGAATTGTTTGACGAAGCCTTCCCTATTTACGAGTACCAGAAGTTTAACGACAAAGGAACTAATCCAGATGGAACTAAAATTAAGTAACATGATTAACAAACTACTATGCCATGTATTTGGGCATAAATGGAGGATTTCTTGGATTCATGGCGCATCAGCAATAGGGAAGTGCAGAAGGTGCGGAGAACATAAGCATGACTTAATTAATTCATTTCTATGAGATTGCTTCAGATTATATACTTCTTTGTTGTAGGAATACCGGTATTCATACTTGCGTATTTCGCAATAGAAGTGGCTGATTTTGGTAAGAATATTGCAGCTAGAATAAATAAAATAGTATACAATTATTGAATTTATTGTAAAGTTTATTACCTTTGAACTGGAGCGGCTCATACTCCATTAAGAATCTTTTGCCCAAAGACGAGCAGGTAATGAGCCTACCTGCAAATCCGAGGGCATTTTTATTTTATGAAAGAAAGTTTAATAAAGAGAACCAAGAGGGTTAAAAACTTCACTCATCTTGGAAATGAAATTTTTGCAAGCAATTTAAGTCCAGAGTCTTTAGGAATACTATGCTACATACTTCATCTTCCGGACGATTGGATTGTCAGAAAGAAGCAGCTGATGTCTCATTTTAGCATAGGTAGGGATAAGGTTAATAATGTTTTTAAAGAATTAAAAGAGGCTGGATATATAGCTGAAGTTATAAAGATTAGGGGGAGTGGAGGAAAGTTTGACGGAGTTAACTACATAGTATACGACAGCCCTTTTGACCGGAATACTGAAAAACCGTATAGCGGTAAACCAGTAACTGGAGAACCGCTTACTGGAAACCAGTATACTGGAGAACCGCACAACGGTAAAACAACCACTACTAAGAACTATATTAACAAAGAACTAATTGTACCAATTACTAACTTACCAAAAACTAATATTAAAGTAGGCACACCAGAATTTGACAAACTATCAGCTGAAGAGAAGGAGGCAATAGACGGGTTATGGTTCATGGACCCCGCGTATAATAATTACTAATTATTTGTAACTTGCATAAACACACAAACAACATGAGAACATTTGAAGATGATTCGTTAGAACAAAGATTTACAGCTGCTAAAGACATGCATAAAGTAGTGCAGCAAGTTGTTGCAACAAAGGTAGACTTTACCAATCCAATGTCAGTACTTCAGCAATTAGGTGCAATCAACAACGTAGCAGCAACAGCTGCTGAATGTGAAGCAATGCTTGAGTTTCTTAATGACAAGCTTGCTATGAAGAAGTTAGCAGTACTAGACATGGAAACAAGAGGTGCAGCGGAGAAAAGAATAATCCTTAACAATGAAATAGGTAGTACAAACTTCTACTTAACGCTGATTAGATTGCTTACCAAAGAAAGCCACTACACAAGCGACAGATTGAGAACTGCATTAAGCTACCTTAAAACAGAAATGACTCAGCTATGATTTGCGTAAAATGTAAAGTAGACAAGGAAGCAAAGTTCTTTACAAGAAACAAGCTTAAACTTAACGGGCTGATGTCTTATTGCAAGGAATGTGTAAATGGGTATAAGAAAGCTAAGAGAGAAGAGAATAAGCAATTAAAGAGTTTATACGAATTTTAATAATCAAAAACAAAAACAATGGAAAAGCAAAAGAAAATCTACTGCGGCAGCGGTAAGAAGAAGTCAGACACTTGGTTGCAAGTAACAGTAAACCCAGAAAAGTTTGCTGAATATGTACAAGAGTTTAATGGTAACAAGTTTATTAAACTGAACATTAACCTTAAGTCTGAACCAGACAAGTACGGTAAAGATGTGGAAATTACCATTGACACATGGAAGCCAGACGGGAGTAAACAAGCTCAGCCACAAGCTCAAAGCTATTCAAACAATAATCAGCAAGTTAATAACACCAGCGGTGACGTGGATTTTTTACCATTTTGATGAAATACTCTAGTAGCTTTACATACGACTTGCATATAGGCACATTGGCAGAAGACTGGGTAAATGATTTATTTAACGGAAAGATTAAAGCTGAAGTTAAAGTAGATTCAATGGCACAGAGGACTGGCAATGTGTTTATAGAAGTCTTTTCAAGAGGGAAAGCATCAGGCATCAGCACCACAACTGCGGAGTTCTGGGTGTACAAGATTGAGAAAACAGGTTCAGCAATTATAGTTCCTGTTGAAAGACTTAAGTCTCTTGTAAGGAAATACCATGCTATTAATGGATTCAAGGAAGGTGGAGACAGCAATAGTTCAAAAGGAGTTCTTATTCCTATAATAGAGTTTATATACTAATATATGATTTCAATTAATTCATTAAGCGGAGGCAAGACATCATCATACATGGCAGTACATCATCCTGCTGATTACAATATTTTTGCTTTAGTCACAATTGAAGATTCAAATTGTCGTCCATCAGACAAGGAGCTTGTGGGTTATGTAAGCAATAAGATTGGTAAAGAGTTTATTGCCACTGCTGAAGATGATGCAACACTTTACGCCATTCGTGAACTTGAGCAATTAATAGGTAAAGAAATTACTTGGGTTGCTGGTAATAGTTTTGAGGTTGTCAACAGAAAGGCAACTGGTGGTAATGGATTACCAAACATGATGTGGAGGTTCTGCACAACTGAACTAAAGATGCGCCCAATATTTGACTGGTGGTTTAAGAATATCAATGAAAAGGTTCAGATGAACATAGGCATAAGATATGATGAAATGGAACGTGCCGACAACATAAGAAACTCATTTAAAGGCATAGTAGGCAAAAGAGGTACACGCAATAAATGGGAGGAAATAGAATGGAGGGAAGCATCATTCCCGCTTATTGAAAATAAAGTTATTCATCCAAAAGTTATTAAATGGGCTAATCAAAGTGGTATAAAGTTTCCAAGTGACTCAAATTGTGTAGGATGCTTCCATAAACCACTTCAGCAACTGCGTAAAAATTGGGACGACAATGAGAAAAAGATGCAATGGTTTGCCAACCAGGAAAGTGAAACAAAGAAATGGAAGAAAGAAATGAACTATGAGACTATAAAAAACCTAGCATTACAATCTGAATTTGACTTTGGTACAGGCTCTGGATGCCAAGCAGGATTTTGCACCGATTAAATATACTATATGGCGATTGAATTAATTTATGGAATCGAGGCAACATTTCCGCAATGCCCACCAGCATCAACAATAGATGGGTATGGAAAGAAGAAGCAGCGCTTTGAACGTGTTGAAATACCTGAGTCATTTGATGACTTGGAGTATGATGAAGACGGTAATGCCATATACGAAGAAAGCCATATAGAGTTCATTAAAAGGGAATGGGACAGGGTTACTAACGGATACTGGTTTTTTAACAAAGGAACGCCCACCTACATAACCGGAGACTACTACTTCTACCTTAACTTCTGGGCACTTGAAAGTGGCAGCAATCCAGAATATAGGGAAGCTGACAGAAAGTTCTTTTTGTTCTATAACGAATGTTTGCTTGACCCGAATATTCTAGGAATTATACGGGTAAAGAAAAGAAGGGAAGGCGCTACCTCCCAAGCTTCATGTATTATAACAAAGGCTGCAACTGCTGCGGAGAATGTAAGGTGTGGCATCATCAGCAAGACTGGTAAAGACTCTGAAGATTTGTTTCAGAACATGGTAGTGTACGGATTCAGGGCAATGCCTTCATTCCTTCAGCCAAGAACAGATGGTTCTGAAGACCCGAAAAAGAAACTCACCTTTGTAAAGCCAAGCAAGAAGAAGTCCGTAAAGAAGGGATTATTCAACCGAAGAGAAGGGCTTAATTCATTCATTGAGTGGAGGAATACAGCGCTGAACTCTTTTGACTCTGGTAGATGGAGTAGGCTTCTGGTGGATGAGGTTTCAAAATGGGACTCAAGCATACCAATACAAGAATACTGGAACATTGCAAAGAAAACGCTGACAGAAGGCGCTAAGAAAGTAGGATTTGCATTGTGTATTTCAACAGTAAATCCGCCAAACTCTGGAGGGCAGGAATTTAAAAAGCTATGGGACGATTCAGACCAGTTTAGGCATGGGAGGAATACGCCAAGCAGACTTGTTAGGTATTTTATGCCAGCAAATGAAGGTTACGCAGGGTTTATAGATGACTGGGGATTCTCAAAATCGGAAGAAGCTAAGGAGCATATACTTGAGGAAAGGAAGCGTTCAAAGCAAGACCAAGACATCAGAGACTACCCACTCAGCGAAATAGAGGCCTTCAAGTTTAATGATGTTGATTGTCATTTCAACCTAGACAACATAGAAAAGCAAGAGTACTATTTAAAAGAAAACTCAATACCGCTAAGAAAAGGAAGACTTTATATTGACGGAGAAAACAAGGTGCAATTCTCTGACGATTCAGCTGGTAGTTGGGTTATGTATAAGCTACCTAAAAACCCTAATAACTTCATCATAAAGAATGGAGTAATGTACCCCGGTTCTTCCGCTACTTACGGAGCAGGATGCGACCCATTTAGACACAACATAGTTTCTGGAGATGGTTCAATGGCATCAGCGTGGTGGGGAGAGAAGCTTGACATAACCAACGAGGATGACACAGGACTTCCTGTTGCGTGGTATTATGGCAGACCTAAGATGAAAGACTTACTCTGGAAAGAGATGCTGATGGGTGCAATGTATTTTGGATGTCCGGTAACTATTGAGAAAGACGCAGGAGATGACTACTACCCATACTTCCAGAAAGGAAACGTCATGGAGCTTAACTGCTTGCCAATGCTCGGAAAGAAACCAGATGCAGTAATTAACCCAGATAGAAAAGCAAAGACTAACTTCTTGGATAGGGGAGTAGCATCAGCTGATGCGTTTGCGTTAAGTCGTCAGCTTGAGTATTGTATAAATTACGTTGAGCACCATTGCCATAAAATATACTACCCAGAACTTCTGGAGGAATTAAAGAGGTACAGGCATGACAATAGGACTAAGTTTGACACAGTAGTAAGCTTTATGATTATGCTGCTTACTATGACTGGACAGAACAAGGCTAATGCTGTGGTGAAAAGGAAGCAACCAATGATTGAATCCTATTCAGCTGACATCTTTAAGTGGGTTTGACGGAATTTTACCAATGCGTACAAGTATTGCAACCTTTCTCCATTTTTCAGCAAGCTTATAATACTTTTCAGTCATCTTATTAGCCTCTTCTTCTTGCTGTTCCTTAGTGAGTTCGTAGAATTTGTCTGGCAGATTCATAGTTTTCTGTTTGAAAGCAGCAAACTTACTGAAAAATATAAGACAATGTAGAAACCCTACCATGAATAGGATGGTGAATGAAGGCATCTACCCCTTTTGGAGAGTGGGAATACCCTTTTTCGTGATGCCAAGAATCCGAGCCAGAAGGGCTACGCATTGACTCAACATTAACAGACATATAATCCTTTGATTTCTTGTGGTGAATATGGTGGGTATAGAAGTAGCGGTGTTTTGTTTCAGACCAGTCCTTGCTTTCATGCGCCATCAGCAACGCTAAGTCTGATTCCTTTGCCCCGTCTCCATGAGTTGTACCTATTAGGTTATTGTAGTACTTAAAATACTTCCTATGTGCAGGGCTGATGTCAAATGTAACGTCCTTATTGTTTGCAAACCAAGCTTCAATAACTTGCGCCAAATAGAAACCAGAAGTCCTATCGTGATTTGAAGGGTTGTATATTACATGGGTTGGAGCTACTTGGACTAGCAATTCTATGCACTCAACAAGAAGTTTTTGCGCCATTTTAAACGCATCGTACCACATCATTGAAACATCTTGCCCAGTACCTGCGGTAGTAGTATTGCGATTATTGTCTACATGAAGGATGTCATTGCCTATAACAATCAGTACCTTGTTTATTGAATACCCACTAGAACGTGAAATAAGGCCTATTACAGCCTCTTTTACCCTAGAGAAGGCAATGTCATGATTATACTCGTCGCTTGTCTCTATGGACTTCGCAAGTTTGTTTATGTGGATGTCAGCAGGGTCTATTACAAGAAGGTGGTATTCGTTACTAGTTTTGTAGTCTATTTTTGGGTATACTGGCGCATACGAAACCATTTCTTTCAGTATGCCAGCTATAACATCATCCAGATTTACGTTATTTTTAACGTTTAAGGAGAATTTTTCGCTCTTATACCAATAGTAGTTTACGCTGTCAACAGGTATTCCCTTCTCTTCACATTCCTGTATAAGTATTTGATGTTCCCTTTTCTTCTCCCTGTATTCGTGTAATGCTGATGCTTCGTCACTAGTCAGTCTAGGCCTAAATTTATTAATCATCCGTATAAATTGAAGATGCTAAAACGTATAGGTCTGTTACTTTTTTTTTGAATACTTTGCTTGGGTTAGGATTGTCTAAGTCCCAGTCGTTAATCATTGAAAGCCAGAAGGCCAAAACTACATCATCCACATCTTCGCATATAAAAAACCCCTCTTTAGACATTCCTCCTATGAATATGCCATGTTCTATTACATAATCCTCAATTTCAGCTACCATCTCAACAGTTTTGCTGCTCTTGTAGTAGTTAGTATTGAGTATAGTATATATGCTGCGCTTTACACAGTTACTATACGGAGAGTCTCGTATGGTTCTTTCTATTGTCAAACTAATAGCTCGTTGAATATTTTAAACTTAGAAAGTCTGTCAGAAATTCCATTCACACCGCCATTTACTCTTTTCGTAACTGCTGTAACAACTTCATCAGTTGCGCCTTTGTCACAAATTGTCCAAAGATTGTTCTTGTCAAAGAACCAAGAAGCGCTAACAAGTGGGTACTTATCTGAAACTAAGTCTGGGTTAGCCACGCAATCCTCTCCAATAAAATTAGAGAAAGCCTTGTAATTGTCCTTACCTGTCAGCTGAATATAGCCTCTACCCCTAAACTTAAATCCATCTCCAGAAGCCTCATCTCCATTGCCCATCCTTGAAGCGTATACCCTGTTGGCAATTAGCTGTGGTTTTCTTGCGTACTTGTCTGCCGTAGCCTTGTCTTTGAAATACTTAGGGAATACTTTTAGCAAACTATCAGCTGAATAGTTAAGGTTTTCTTTTAGGAATTTAAAGTTACCAGACTCATGTGCGGCCTGTGCAAGAAAATGCGCAAGCCTCAATGGGTTTGTCATATTAAACCTTTCTATAATGGTTGCAATCTCAGCCATTACAGGAACAGGAACTTTGGTAGAAAGCTTTGACGCACTAATCATTGTTTCCCTTTTTAACGGTTTGCCAAGCGGAAATGCCAAGAGATAGCGCAGCAAATGCAGCCGTTGCCTCAACCAATATGCTAGACGGGTTAAACTTTCCATTAGAAAAACAATTAGCAATTAATGCCACACAAAGAGATGTTGCTGCCATTCCTCCGAAAAACCTCTTACTACTAATCCTTCCATCCTCAGAAAACAAACTCCAAATAAAGTTCTTAATCATTTCTTTTTGTTTTTGTTTGCAAAGTTTCTCGCTGCTTCTACGCTACCAAAACCCCAAGCTTTCAATGCCAATGCTTTTCTGGTAGGTTCTCCACCCGGCTTTTCCATAGGGCCCTTCATTCCAGCAAACCTAGCAGCGAAAGAAACCCTTCGTGAGTTAGTTCCTTCTTTTACTGGTGCTTTTAGGTTAGCGCCTTCAGTTCTCTTGAAATACGCCCTTCCTGCTGCGGTTAATCCGCCTTCTGGGTTTTTATGTTCTTTTCTCATTGTGCTAGTTCATCTATGTTTATATAGCAATCGTTCAGTATTTTTTCCAATTCTTCAGAAAATAAATCAATAACATCCTTGTCGCTATGTTCGGCCCTATGTTCAACAGTCCTTATTAGGTTATTTGCAATCTCAAACAGCGCAGCAGTCATCTTATCAGCATTTACAGTTCTGTAATATGACGCTAAGTCTTCTGAATCAGACAGGTTAAACTCAAGTCTTGCTATACTCATAACTTCTTTAATAAGTTGAATTTATAATTAAGCTTACCATCTCCAACTCCAGCACCTATTCCAAACAAGGTATTCTTCTTCGTCTTTAGAAACAAGTGCGCACTAACCTCGCTGATGTTGTAGTTATAAAACCCTGCACCAAGTCCTGCAAAAACCTGTACTTTAGGCCTCTCTTTTACTATTTGGGTATTAGTTATGACTGGGACTAACAAATCAGCATAGTAAGAACGCCCTAAAACCCTATTAAATTGCACTGTGTCTCTTATGACAAACTTGCCGTACTGAATTTTAAAGGTGTCCGTAAATACGTTTTTAGCGTAAAAGTTTGCAAGAATTGCTGCCGTGTCTACATCAGCAGGAACTTCTACAAATATGGTAGTGTCGTGGTAAATATCCTCTCCTTTAACGTACTTCTTTTCTGTCTTAGTAATGTATAAGGTGTCGGACTTGGATGCTATAACTTCGTACTTCTTGCTGTCAACCTTAACTAATTTAGGCTGAGGCTCGCACCCTTTAAAATAAAACGCAGCAAGTGCGCCTAAAAGAAAGGCGAAAATGCTGCGTGAGTTTTGTATAATTAGTTTCACTTCTTCAAATTGAGGTAAGTTTTTAAAAGGAAATCTAGGAAAAGGCCAACGCTAACAATAGCTGCCACCCCGTAGAGT